CAAAAAGTTGGTAAATGGTCTTGGCGCTGAAAGCAACATGGTGGCAAATGGCATGGGATGCCTAGCAGCGTTGATGGTAAGCCACTTCAAGGGCGACAAAGCTGGTGACATTTACTTGCAAGCACCTATTGTTGGCGTTAACTCATGGCAAGAGTATGAGTATCACGTGTTCGAAGACGGCGTGACAGTGATTGAAGGTCAATTGCGTGACGGTCACAGCATTTTCACAGGCACATTCGAAGAGTTTGCCGAGTTCTGTAAAAAGGGGGAATAGTTATGACACAAAAAGAACGTTTGTTAAACTATCTTAAACAACATGGTCAAATCAACCCATTGCAGTCATGGCAAGCGCTAGGCATTTACAGACTTAGCGCTGTAGTTCTAGACTTACGCAAAGCAGGGCATTTTATTGAGACAGTTTTGACGCCAGTGCAGAATCAATTTGGCGAAGAGTGTCGTGTTGCAACGTATGTTTTTCATTATTAAGTGATTGATATGAAAAAGAATGATATAATAGAGACACTAAAAATGATGTTCTGGGAGATAGTTGCCTGGATTGTTTTTATAGTAGTTTTTGTGGGGCTGTGGTTTTTGCCCGCCCCGTATTAAGAATTGGCGAAAGCGCAAGGTTCTCAATTTAAAAATGCTTAATTAAATCCCTTGTGTCAGTAGCCAACGAGTTTTGTGTTAGGTGTGGTGGCGACCAGATAAACGTACTAACACACTACGGCGAAAGCGGATGCTGTGGACAATGGGCTTATATAAGCTCACACGGATAGGGAAGTGCCTATCAATAAAGCAGGGTTCACAACCTGACGCAGACGTAGCGAGTAGCCAACTAATTTAAGGGCGGTTAAGCCAGCAACAAAGGATGTAGCAAGCTAGGATTTTTCTGGCTTTCTGACTAGCGGGGAACAGCTACCAAATTTGCGCCCGACAACTATTGCAACATAGTTAAACAATGGCTACAATGCACTTATAGAACTTCATTAGGGAATATGGGTGATGCCAGAAACTAAATCAAAGAAGCGTGACAGCATGGTTGACAATATCGGTGAGCAATCACTGGAGCATGCTATGACGCCCGCAGAAGAGCCGCAGCCCGCGGAAACACAAGCAGAATCAACTGCACTCACAGCAAGACAATCAACAGCTCTTATAGAGAAACACAAAGACAAAGGTAGACCTTCAGGCTATACAGAAGAGATAGCTGACGAGATATGTGAAAGACTCGTAAGAGGCGAATCATTAGAGTCTATAACGAAGGATGCTCACATGCCTCACGTTGCGACTATCTATCGTTGGTTGCAGAAGTATGAAGATTTCTGCGACATGTACACACGCGCACGCGAGGACCAAGCTGATACGTTGGCTGACCAAATCATTGCTATTGCTGACCAACACCCAGAGACTATCACTGTGCTAGACAGCAATGGTGAGGTTGTTGAGACTAAGGTTGACTCAGCGCTTATTGCATGGCAGAAGAATCGCATAGAGGCACGCAAGTGGACAGCTGCCAAGCTGAAGCCGAGGAAGTATGGCGAACGCACTACGCTTGCAGGTGACGCAGACAATCCTGTGACGGTCACACAGCGCTCAGAGACGCTCGACACATTCTTACTCAACATCCAATTGCTAAAACAGACAAGGAGCAAGTGATGAGCGACATGACCGAAATAGTGCTTGAGGCTTTTAGGCAAGAGTGGTCTAGTCTTCCGCCTGACACGCGGGAATATTACATAAAGCGATTCCAAGAGCTGACCAAAGATAAGTCCAAGGCAGAAGAGATAGACGCCAGCAGAGAGTCTTATGTATGGACTGAGACCAACATTAAGCGTTGGTTTGGCATGCATCCATCAACAAGCCTTGACCAGCCCTTTGAGATTAAGCTACGTGAGCTCGTGCACTTTGCTAGAGCGGTTGAGAGTAGAGTGGAGAGAAAACAATGAAGTCAGGCTTTATAGCGTGGTCCATAGTGGACATTGTTGGCCTCACTGGGGCGGCGTATCACTTCTTTAGTGGCGGGGTGCATATCCTGACTGCTATTTTTTTCATGACTGTGGCGATGTATGCCCGCAAAGCATTGGATGAGTACAATGACTAGCCCAACAGAAGCATTGAAGATGGTAACTGATATTTTGGATGATGAATTATGGTTTCCAAACAAATATCCTGATGAAGCAATACCTGTATGCTTTATTGAAGCACTTAAAGCCTGTAAAGAAGCGCTAGCACAGCCAGCACAAGAACCTGTTGGGCATTTGTATATTAACGAGGATAAAACATTTGGTGCAAGCATAGATAAATCAGCAAAAGACTTGCCACAGGGAACACATAAACTCTACACCCACCCAGCACAGCCATTAAGTGATGATTAGATAAAAGCAATAATTATGCGTGTAACAGATATAAACATGATTGATATTACGCCCACAGAGGTTGCAATCGTTCGTGCTATTGAACAAGCACATGGAATAGGAGCCAAGCATGACAATTAAACGACACAGTACAGGTCACAATGACTCTATAGAGGACGTATTCATTGCAGTGGCTAACATTAAGACGCTAGACGGCAAGATTGTGCACAAAGACGTCGCATGGGAGGCTGTACTCGATGCGAAGGATGAGCTAGACGAGATAGAGATAGGGGATGACGAATGACTTGCCCGTGTGGAGGTATCATTCGCAAGTATGACTTGGTTGGCAACCGCGAAGTGTGGAAGTGCGGTGGCTGTGGTCGCCATGAGATTCACCAGCTGAAAGAGCCAACAAAATGATTCACTACGTCAAAGAGGGCCATGCCTTCCACATAGGGCTTAACATTACCGCTGGCTTCAATAAGCGCTGGTTCCCTTGGGTGACGTTTGTGTGGGCATGGTATAGGCCAGAGACCTACAAGCTGTCTACATGGCGCCTACGCATTCGAACATGGCAGCCTAAAGTCTTCACCAGCAAAAGCGGTGGAGATGTAATAGAGAATTACCTGAAGGGCACAGACCAAAGACTCATTACACGTGAGCTGATTGAGGACATCCGCCTTCATGCGTTTGTTAACAGAGATGTAACGCTCGATGCGTTACTTAATCGTTACAAGCTTCCAAAGGCTAACGGTTGGTACGAGATAGAAGAGGCGTAGATGGGTGCAGCGCTCGCCATTCCTGATGAGGTGCTCAAGGGTGAACTTGTTAAAGTCAGCCCAGAGATGCAGGCTTACTATGTGCATAGGGCCGAATGGTTAGCGACAGCGCATAAGTATCAGCTTCCGCCACAAGGCGATTGGTGGAATATCTGGCTACTACTGGCAGGACGTGGAGCGGGTAAGACTAGAACAGCAGCAGAGTGTATCTTCGACTGGGCATGGACAGAGCCTGGCACAAGGTGGCTTGTCTCCGCTCCGACGTCAGGTGACTTGCGTGGTACTTGCTTCGAGGGTGATTCAGGATTGCTCTCGATTATTCCTGACATATGCATAGCGGACTATAACAAAGCCTTGCATGAGCTCAAGCTAGTCAACGGCTCATTCATTAAGGGCATCCCTGCTTCAGAGCCTGAACGGTTTCGTGGTCCACAGTTTCACGGAGGTTGGTGTGACGAGTTAGCCGCATGGGATTACTTGCAAGACTCTTGGGATATGTTGCAGTTCGGTATTCGTTTGGGTAAGCACACCCGCTTGATTTGCACTACCACACCGAGGCCGAAAGACCTTATCATTGACCTAGTGGGTAGAGACGGAGACGACGTGGCTTTGTCTACGGCTTCAACGTATGAGAACATTGACAACCTAGCACCATCATTTCAAAAGCAGATTCTACAGTATGAAGGCACGAAGCTTGGACGGCAGGAGATTTACGCGGAAATTATCGACCCCGAAGAGGGTGGTATTGTTAAGCGAGATATGTTTCGCTTGTGGCCTGCCGATAAACCGTTTCCCAAGTTTGAATTCATTCTACAGTCATACGACTGTGCGTACACAGAGAAGACTATCAATGACCCTACCGCTTGTCTTGTGTTCGGAGTGTTCAAGCAACTAGATGGCCCGATGTCCGTCATGGTGATTGATGCGTGGCAGGATAGGCTACAGTATCCCGACTTGCGTCCGAAGGTTATCGAAGAGTATCAGGTATCGTATGGCGCTGACGAAGAGTCCGATGAGACGAACTACATCAACGGCAAGAAGGTTGACCTTATCTTGGTGGAAGACAAAGCCGCAGGCATTTCCCTCATTCAAGACTTACAGAGAGCGCACTTGCCTGTTCGGTCATACAATCCTGGCAGAGCGGATAAGGTGCAACGGCTTTCGATTGTTTC